CCAGAGGATACCCCAGAAGAACCCGAAGCGTTGCAAGTAGAAGCCCCCGATCCCACGGATACGGCTGAAGTTCAAGCGGATGAGGACACAGTAGAAGAGTCAGAACGCAGCGAGGACTCGGAACTGAAGTTGGCTTTAGAAAAAGCCGAGAAAGCAATGAAAGGCGCACAGGCGAGAATGACCAAAGCAACGCAGGAAACTGCTGACTTGAAGCGGCAAAATGCCGACCTGATCAGAAGTGTAACTGAGTTGAAAGGTCAACTTGTGGAATCTTCAAAAGATGAAGGCAAGCTGGCACAGATAAGAGAGGACTATCCCGATCTTGCTGGACCGTTGCTGGATGAGTTGAAGAGAACACAGGATGAAGTTGGTAAAGCCAAGGATGCTTTAGCCGAGCAAGAACAGAGTAAGTATCAAGAGATTCAAGCGCAGGCGCAAGCCGAGCACTTTGAGCGAATCCGAGCGGTACACCCTGATGTCGATCAACTTATTGATACGGCAGACTGGTTGAACTGGTTAGAGGAAGCAGATTCTCAGACGAAGACTTGGATACAAGAAGGTTCGTCAAATGATGTGAACTCCGTCCTTAGTAGGTTTAAGGCTGATATGGGGCAACCAGCTCCCACGCTGCAAGAGCAGGCTCTTGAGCGGGCTAAGACGGTTGCAGAACCGAAGATGCCCAAGGCTCGAAAGTCACAAATTAAAGGCGAAAAGAAACACTGGACCGTCGATGAGATTATGAGGATGCCAAACAAAGTGTTTGAAAAGCATCAAACAGAAATACTCAAAGCGATGGAGAGTGGGTCGATACGCCGCTAATCTCTTGTGAGGTAATAAAATGTCTTTTTCACAATTTTCAACGGGTGCTACATCTGAAGTAAACTTTATCCCAGAGGTGTTTTCCAAACTCCTTCAGGCTAAGTTCTACAGCAAATCAATTCTGCCCGAAATCTCTAACACCGACTATGAAGGTGAAATCTCTGGTCAGGGCGATAAAGTTGTTATCCGTACAGTTCCGGCTGTAACTATCAACGACTACGCTGGCACTATCACTACTCAAGAGCTGACTACTGCTAAAGTAGAAATGCTCATCGATAAAGCTAAGTACTACAGCTTTAAAGTAGACGATGTGTTGGCAGCTCAGGCTGATATCAACATGTTGGAAGGCGCTTCTAGCGATGCTAGTGAAGGTATGCGTATTGCTGTTGAGACTGAAGTTCTTGCTGGCGCTGTAACTGGTGCTACTACTATCGGTTCACAAACTGACGTAACTACTTCTAACATCCTAGAAAACATCTTGACCATGTCTAAGCAGTTAGACGAGTTGAACATCCCAGAAGAAGGTCGTTTCATCGTTCTTTCTCCTGAGTACATCTCAATGCTTAAGCAGTCAGAGCTGCGTCAGGCTTACCTGACTGGCGATGCTACTTCACCTCTCCGTAACGGTATGGTGGGTATGGTTGACCGCTTCAAGGTTTTCCAAAGCAACATGGTTTACAAGCCAGCATCTGGCGGCGACGCGGGTTACACCCACGTTCTTGCCGGTCACCCTAAAGCGTTGTCCTTCGCGTCACAGTTCACTAACACTGAAACTGTTCGCATGGAAAGCACTTTCGGCGATCAAGTACGTGGTCTGAAAGTTTACGGCTCTAAGGTCGTTACTCCAGACGCGCTTGTAGTTGGTAAGTGGAACTAAGATAGACCAATGATCGGGGGAGGTTTTCCTCCCCCTTTTTGGCGAGACACTTATGAAAAAAGCTAACACGAAGAAAGACGAAGTATTCCTTCAAGCCAAAGAAGACTTTGGTGTAAAGCTGGATAGACGGTTAACGCTCGCGCAGCTCGAAGAGCAGGTGCAGCAACTAGCTAAGAATAAAGCAAACCCACAGCCAGCCCAGAAAGAACTCGTCCCAAAACGGGTTAAGAATGTGATTACCGGAAATGAGTTCGAGTACAACCCGATATTCAAAAACAACCCCGATTTACAAATAATTGAGTGGGAGACTGACAATGGCGACAACTAAAGTAGTAGATATTTTAGATCGGGCTGCAATTATTCTTCAGGATAATACGAACGTCCGGTTTCCAAATGAAGAGCTTCTAAAGTTCTTCAATGATGCACAGAAAGAAGTAGTGCTACACCGACCCGATGCGAAGATGGTAAACACCACCTACTCCTGCATTGATGGCAGTAAGCAGACACTTCCAAGTGCAGCGTTACGATTGATTGAAGTAGTAAGAAACGTGGGCGGTCGAGCCGTCACCCAAGTACAGAAGCGCATCTTAGATGAGACGCTACCTAACTGGCATGAGACCACAGCTGGCACAAACAAGATTGAACACTTTGTTTACGATCCAGCCGACCCCAAGAATTTTTACGTATACCCCAAGGGTGCAAGCGGTACTCATTCTCTAGAGATTGTTTATAGTTCATCTCCGTCAGAAATTACGATTTCTAACTTCTCTACTGATGATCAAGTAATCAGCCTAGACGATGTGTACGCTAACTGCATTCTGGATTACGTACTGTATCGCTCATATCAGAAAGACTCTGAGTTTGCAGGCAACGCACAACGAGCAATGATGCACTATCAGAGCTTTGCTAATGCGCTTGGCGTTAAGACTCAGGCTGATGGAGCTACAACCCCAGTACCCGCCTCTTCTGGCATGGCTGGTGTTGCCTAATGAAGTATTCTGATTTTTCTCTGTACGTGCGCCCCGAGGCGCAAGGTGCCCCAGACTTTCTTATCGAACGGTCTGTGCGTGACTCGGCAATCGATTTTTGCTCAAGGACAGATATCTACATTCCTGAGCCTGAATTCATCACCATCATTGCCGGTGTAAACGAGTACGCAGTATCACTGCCATCTGGTACAGAGTTAAATCACATACTTGATATATTTAACGACAAGAAGGCGTTGACCCCTATCAGCTACAGCCAGTTGCTTTTGCGGCTTGGCGATGAAAATACTCGGGGAACTCCCGCTTATTACGCTCAGAGAGACAACGCCGACTTTTATCTAGCCCCCATTCCGGCAGCTAACGATTCGTTCAGGGTTTTATATTCGGTTAAGCCAACATCATCTAGCTCAAGCATCCCAGATAGCGTAGGTAAAGAGCATAGGGAAACTATTGCTCACGGCGCACTGTACCGCTTGCAGATGATGTCAGGGCAGCCTTGGTCCAACCCTAATGCGGCAGGCGTTAATAAGCAGCTCTTTGAAAGAGGTGTGGGTAAAGTTATACGACAGGTTAAGTACGGCTTTAGTGGTGGCTCGTTGACCTGTAAACCGAGGGCATTTATCTAATGGCATACCTTACGACTATCGATCTTGTTCAGGGAGATCAACTCCCCGAAGTCGAGATTACACTAAAGGATAGTAATACAGCGGCAGCTGGACAGATACTAGATGAGGGAGACCCTGAAACCTTTGCGTCATTAAACCTCACTGATGGGACGGTACGCTTACGCATTCGGCAAATAGGGCAGACCGATCTTACAGATACGCTTATTGGTACGATAACCTCAGCTACTGAGGGTAAGGTTACCTTCTTATTTGATTCAGACACCTTGGCATCCAGTGGCGTTTTCGAAGGAGAGATTGAAGTTACAGACTCCAACAACCGATCTCAGACCGTTGTTGACCTTATAAAGTTTAAAGTACGCAGCCAGTTCGGTTAACGACTGATGGCTATATATGCACTGATCCGCCACAAATCCCTAAAGATAGATGTGTCTTATCGGAACATGGACGCATCCTCTACGTTTGTAAATTGGCGCAACCTGTACATGTTCGACGTGCATCTCAATCCTGAATCAACTATCCAATTGTATAAAGATTCTTATGGTTTCGTTGATTCGGCTACGTTTGACATAGGCGTAGGAGTCAGTGATAGCTTTGGGCTTCTATCCACCACCGCTTTTACTATTACCAAGCCCTTTACAGACACGACTTCTCTTTCAGACTCTAGCTCATTTGATGCCAACAAGGCGGTGACTGACATCACCACCCTCTCTGAATCGAGCACGCTTGACATCAATCTCAATAAACTATCGGAGGTGATCACAACTGATCAGCTTACGGTAACTAGACAGCCAAACAACTGGGTCTTTTTGATAGATGAAAATGCCGTTACCGTAACCGGCGAGTTCGATGATGAGTTTACAGTTTCGGATCAGATAGACTCTTTTGCCGTGTCTAAGTCTTTGCAAGACTTCTTCACCTTGGATGATTTCGCACAGATAAACAAAGATGTTGAGGGTGTTAAATCAAATGTATTCGGCTTGACCGAATCTCTAGAGGCTAGCTTTGGGAAAGTTATTGACAATGAATCTCTTAGCCTCACTGATCAGGCATCACTGTCTTTCTCTACGTCTGCAACAGATTCCATAGGATTATCAGAGGCACTGGGCTTTCATTCGTCGAGATTATCTACGGACCAGACCGCTCTGAGTGACGCGGCTGCACTGTCTTTAGGTAAGGTAAAAGCCGACAGCGCACCTATCACGGATACGTTAGAGTCAAATGTCGGCAAATCTATTCAAAATCAACTGTTTAGCTTGACCGATCAATCATTATTTGCTTTGTCAAAACCTCTCACAGACTCTATAATGGTACAAGATTTGTTGACTTACCATGCGTCGAAGTCAGCTACAGATACAACCGCGCTAAATGACGCAGCGACACTGTCCCCACGGATCGGAAAATCTGACAGTACACTTATTGTCGATTCTCTTGATATTGAGCACGTAGTAGCAAGTGCCCTCTTTAATCAAGCAATGATCGGTAATGCAATACTTAATGCTGATTAATCTGGAGACATAACATGATCGTTGATGATCTAAAACTAAAGGGGCATCTTACTGTTAATTTAATAGCAGAAGACGGCGCCATCAAAGAAACACAATCAATCCCCAACCTAGTAGTTACTACTGGCAAGGTGTTTGTTGCATCTCGCATGGCTGGAACTTCAGCTAGCGTAATGAGCCATATGGCAATCGGTACGTCGAACACTGCTGCGGCAGCTGGCGACACTACTCTTGGTTCAGAAGTAGCCCGAGTAGCGCTCACTAGCACCACCGCTAGCTCGAATGACGTTACTTACGTTGCGACTTTCCCAGCTAACACTCCATCCTCTGCTGCTGGTGTAGTTGAGGCGGCTATCCTAAATGCTAGCTCTAACGGAACAATGCTTTGCAGAACGGTTTTCAGCGTCATCAACAAAGCCCCAACCGATAGTCTTTCCATCACATGGGTAGTATCAGCTAGCTAGGAGCCATAAATGGCGATTCAGTTCTCGAACCTAGCTAGCTCATTGCTGGCTAGTGGCGTTTCCGATACGGCAACGTCTATAAGTGTTAACAGCGCAGCCTCGTTCCCTACCTTGGAGAGCGGGGATTACTTCTATGCGACTATAGGGGTAGGTTCTGGTTCTGAGATCGTCAAGGTTACTGAGATATCTGGCACCACGTTTACAGTTCTCCGTGGTCAAGATGACACGACAGCCGTAAGTCATTCGTCTGGAGCTGATATAGCGCTTAGGGTTAATGCTGGCGCTTTGCTAGATTTGAGAAATGCTGGTCAGACTTACACTGCTGGCTCTGGACTCAACGTTTCAGACAACGAGTTTACAAATACTGCGCCAGATCAAACTGTATCTATAACTGGATCTGGTTCGACCACTGTTACAGGAACGTACCCTAACTTTACTGTCGCTAGCACATCGTACAGTCATCCAACGGCTCATCCAATTAGCTTTATAACTGGCTTGCAGTCAGCACTGGACGGTAAGGTAGACGATTCTCAAGTTCTAACGAACGTCCCAGAGAATGCAGTTTTTACTGACAACAACACCACCTATTCTGTAGGTGATGGAGGGTTAACTCAGAAGAACTTTACGACTACGCTAAAGACTAAACTGGATGGCATCGCAACCAACGCGAACAACTATTCCCTGCCGTTCACTGACAACTCCACTAACTGGAATACAGCCTATGGCTGGGGTGACCACTCGACTGAAGGGTACGCTACCGAGACATATGTCGGCACGCAGATCAGCAACCTAGTTGATTCATCTCCAGCTACGATGGATACCCTTAACGAGCTAGCCGCTGCATTGGGTGATGACCCGAACTTTGCTACCACAGTAAGCACCAGCATTGGCACCAAGCTACCGAAATCGGGTGGCACCATGACCGGAGCAATTACCTTTGCTTCAGGGCAGCAGTTCGATGGTCGTGACGTATCCGTAGATGGTACAAAGCTGGACGGCATTGCGGCAAACGCGAACAACTACTCCCACCCATCCGCGCACTCAATTAGTTTCATTACAGGACTGCAAACTGCGCTGGACGGAAAGGTTGATGACTCT